ATGTAATCAACACGTCTATTATATGCGAAGAGTGCGATTCGCAGGGCGTCATTTACCTTGGGGAGGAAACATATGATTCCTTGCAAGACCTGCTATTAGACTATCCGGATTATGTGGATGTCTGACTTTGGTGCTTGACTCTTAAAAAATGTGTGGTATAATCACTATAGTGAACACCATAGTGAATCACTATAGTGAACACCATAGTGAATCACCATTGTGAACACCATAGTGAACACTATAAAGATTTCTAACTATATAGTTACAATATTGTAGCCAGAGGAGATTGGTTGAAAATGAGATGCACAATTTGTGATAAGCCGGAGCTAGCACGCCCACCCCCACCCACTACTGAGCACCCAGACTTGTGTAACTTGTGCAAGTCTTGGGTAAGAGCCGCTACCCTTAACTATCCGCCACACTTTGAGCATTTAGAGGATGAAGAAGATGGACCGTAATGACTATTTAGAACAGGCAAAGAAGCTTATCAATGGCTCACGCGCTAAGGAGTATGGGTCTGCGCTGGAGAATCACAAGCGCATTGCTGCACTTTGGTCTGTCTATGTTAGCAAGACGTTCACCCCCGTAGATGTTGCAATGATGATGTTGCTTGTAAAAATTGCCCGGACAATGGAGAGTCATAAATCGGACAGCTTCGTAGATATGTGTGGATACGCGGCACTGGCCGGTGAGATGGCAAAGCTCAGCCACCCTTCTAAGGAAGCCCCTAAGCCTCAAACAGAAAGCTATCCCTAACATGGCACCACCTAGAAAGACAATCGGTCAGGCGTATGGATTGAGTCTTGCCAGCGAGTATCTAGCCTATTTGGTAAGGGATGACTACTTGCCGGAGCAAGTTGCTCAGTTATATATTGAACTGAGTAGGATAAACCAGCGAGAGATTCACTATTTTCTAGCTGAGGCACTAGTTGAATATTGTCTATATCTCAGTCAGGAAGAGGATACGGACATGGGAACAGATTCCGGAGAGGAGACAATACACTGATGTTGACATTCAACGATTATCAGGCCAAGGCCGAGGAGACGGCCATATACAGCCAAGACGCCGCGCTTATCTATACAACGCTAGGTCTGGCGGGCGAGGCTGGTGAGATTGCCAATAAGGTTAAAAAATTGATAAGGGACCGTGACTACCAAGGCAACGCCGTTGAAGCAATGTTGCCAAACGATGAGGAGACTCTTATAAGAGAGCTTGGAGATGTGTTATGGTATGTTAGCGCCATTGCAACAGACCTTGGGGTTAGCTTGGGCTACGTTGCGCAGTTAAACTACACCAAGTTGAGGGACCGAGCAGAGAGAAATCAAATCGGGGGTTCAGGGGATGAGCGCTAAGCAAGCAGAAAGCAAGGCGATCAAAATGCATCAGCCATGCGCAGACTGCGAAAGTAGCGACGCGCTAACCGTATATGACGACGGTCATACCTTCTGCTTCAGCTGTGAAAAGTATAGAGACAGCGCTAGCCCCATTGCACAGATGGAGGAATACAGGGTGATCGATAAGGTTAAAGACGATATTGTCTGGTCAGATCGGAGAATATCCAATGCCGTTAAAGATTACTACGAGGTCACGGCCAATGATGCGCAGGTTAAGTTCCCCTACTATGACTTTGTTGGTCTACGCAGGGCGACGAAAATTCGAGAGGTTAACAAGCAGTTCAGGACTGAGGGAGACTTTAAGGAATGCACTCTGTTCGGTATCCATACCCTGAACAAGGCTGCGGCTGGCGATGCCAAGTCTAAGACGATTATAGTCACCGAGGGCGAGGCAGATGCATTAGCCGCCTTCCAGATGGCTAATAAGATACCACACAGCGCCGCCTCTATCACGAAACGAGGTAATGCTATCGTTCCAGTGGTCAGTATTAAGTCGGGCGCTGCAAGTGCCGAGAGAGACTTTAAGGAAAACCTAGAGTTCTTGGAGAGTTTCGATCGGGTGTTCATATGTTTCGACTCGGACGTAGCTGGAAGCAAGCCAGTGGAACGGTGCGCCAAGCTACTCCGTCCTGGTAAGGCATACATTGTCAAGCTAGAACATAAAGACCCGTGCGAGTATACAAAAAATGGTCTGGACGATTCTTTCGTGGCCCATCTTAAAGACTCTGCCTGCTACACACCCGCTGGCATATGCAACGCGGCCACCAACTTTGACGGCTTATGGTCGGAGCAGAACCTGTCTAGCATAGACTTCCCCTGGCCCAAGGTTCAGGCCAAGACACTTGGGACTCGGGCCAGGGAGATAGTAACCTGGGCGGCAGGCACCGGGGTTGGTAAGAGCAGTATCCTCAGGGAACTACAACACCATTACCTGAAAACAATTGATTCAAACATAGGCATCATTGCACTGGAAGAGTCGGTTGACCGGACACGGAGGGGAATCTTAAGCGTTGAGGCCGATGATAGGCTACACCTTAACGAAGTATTCGACAAGTATTCCAAAGAAGAGATAAAGAAATACTTTGACAATACTTTGGGAACTGGTCGGGTGTTTATCTACGACCACTTTGGCAGCCTTGAGATGGAAGACCTGCTGAACCGTGTAAGATATATGGTTCAAGGATTGGACTGCTCTGTAATTTTCATAGACCACCTTAGCATATTGGTCAGCGGCCTTGATATAACTGATGAGCGGAAGGCCATAGACAGGACCATGACCATGCTCAGGCAGTTGACAGAGGAGACGGGGTGTAGCATACACTTGGTCACTCACCTGCGCAGACTTAGCTCTGACAAGTCGCACGAGGAGGGTAATGAAGTCAACCTTGGACACCTTAGAGGATCGCACGGCATAGCACAGATTAGTGATAGCGTTATAAGCTTGGAGCGTAACACGCAGAGCGATGATCCTGTTGAGTGTAATACCACCACTCTGAGAGTTCTTAAATGCCGCTACACGGGTGATGTTGGGGCCGCTGATAAACTGTTCTATGACAAGTCAACTGGTAGAATGACCACACTTAAGGAGGACTTTTAAAATGGCAATCCGTAAGAAAGACGAGCCCTACGAACCAAGAACTCCAAACAGGCGTAGGGGCAGGCTCAGACCGCTTAACCATTGCAAGCGCCTATCAGGTAAGTCTGCTTTTAGAGGTCAACGGAAGCGTAAGAGGGGGCAGGGATGACATATGTGACACTCATAGACTGCATGGGGAGCGACCTTACAGTGGTGAATTCTGCCCGGGTCAGTTTTAACAAGGTGAAAATAGAGATGGACAATACCGACTCTCGCCTGGTAGAATACCTTGCAAAGAATAACCACTGGTCCCCCTTTGCCCATACCTGCGCTCAGTTCCATATACGTGCTCCCATATTTATAGCAAGGCAACTGGCCAAGCATCAAGTAGGGCTGGTATGGAACGAGATATCAAGGAGGTATGTTAGCGATAGGCCGGACGTCTGGTCAATATCGGAAGGCGACAAGGGAAACTACTGGAGGAGAGCCGCAGAGGATAAGAAACAAGGTAGCTCAGACGATGCCATGCCAAGTCAAAGGCTGCTAAACCATATGTATGAAGACGCTTGCAGGCACGGTGTGGATGCGTATAAGCAAATGATAAGCATGGGAGTGTGTCCAGAGCAGGCCAGAGCAGTGCTACCTCAGTCTGCCTATACGGAATGGCATTGGACTGGTTCAGTATACGCTTTTAGCAGGGTTTATAACCTACGCACAGCCGATGATGCGCAGAAAGAAACTAAAATGGTGGCAAGAAAAATAGGTTCTCTTTTAAAACCCGCGTTCCCCTTAAGTTGGGAGGCCCTGACAAATTGAAGGCCGTGATAGACATAGAAACTGATGCCATTAACGCAACAGTAATACATTGCGCTTGTGTCAAACAGGTCGGCTCTGATATTGTCAAGTCGTATACATCTGCTGATGGTCTTCAGGATCACCTTGATTCTTTTGACTCGGTTATTGCCCATAACGGTCTTGGGTTTGACTTTCCCATACTGGCTAAGTTATGGGGGGTTAGGATTCCACTAGGTAAAATGACCGATACCCTTGTTCTATCAATGATGGATGACCCTGCCAGGGAAGGAGGTCACAGCCTTAAGTCATGGGGAGATAGGCTAGGTATAAGTAAGATGGAATACCAAGGAGACTTCTCCCACCTGAGTGAACATCTTTTGGAATACTGCGAGCAGGATGTTAGAGTATGCGAGAAGGTTTACACCACCCTACTAGACTCTATGGAAAGGTTCAGTGACAAATCAATTAAAGATGAACATAGGATGAAAGTGGTTGCAGATAGAGTCAGTAATAGAGGATTTAAAATAAACAGGGACAAGACTGTATCACTGTTCAACTCCTTAATGAAGGAGCAGGATAGGATTAGTGTGGAGTGTAAGGAGCTATTCCCCGACCGGATCATAGAAAGATATTCCGATAAGACGGGTAAGAGACTTAAGGACAAGGTGGTCAAGTTTAATCCATCCAGCCGTAAGCAGATAGGTGAGAGACTAATTGAACTGGGCTGGAATCCTAGCGTATTTACAGATACCGGTCTACCCAAGATAGATGAGACTACACTTTCTACTTGTGACTTGGACGTTGCTAAGAAGCTTTCTAGGTATTTTCTACTACAGAAAAGAACAAGTCAGATAAAATCTTGGATCACCCTCTGCTCAGACAATGATAGAGTCCACTGTTACTATAGAACACTTGGTGCAATTACTAATCGAATGAGCAGTGTTAAGCCTAATCTTCAACAGATACCTAGCGTTCGCGTTGAGTATGGAAGGGATTGCAGGGAGGTGTGGGAAGCCGGTGGAGGTAATAAACTCATAGATACTGACGCTGCTGGCCTAGAGCTTAGGGTCCTGGCCCACTATATGAACGATGATAAGTTCACCAAGGAGGTATTGCATGGGGATATTCACACGGCTAATCAACAGATGGCGGGATTGGAGACAAGACCACAGGCTAAGACGTTTATTTACGCGCTACTATACGGGGCGGGAGACGCGAAAATAGGGTCCGTGGTGGGCGGCAGTGCCAAGGATGGGGCAGAGCTTAGGCGAAGGTTCCTGTCCGGCCTACCGGCCTATAAGCGCCTCTCAGATGCGGTTCAGAGGAAGGGTGCATCACAGGGCAGGCTTATGGGAATAGACGGTAGAGTGTTACGAGTAAGACACGCACATGCCAGCCTTAATACACTGATACAAGGTTCAAGTGCAGTTCTAATGAAGAAGTGGTTTATGTATGTGGATCATCACATTAGGAGGAGGGGCCTTAATTCCAGCATCGTTGCAATGGTGCATGATGAATTAGTTTTGGAGTCTTGTGAGAAAAGTGTTGAAGAGTCTGTAGAATGTGTTATAATTTCTATATCGCAAGTCAACCAAGTTTATAAACTACGTTGTAAATTAGACTGCGACATGCAAATTGGAAACAACTGGAGCGAGATTCACTAATGTCTAATACTTACACATACCTAGAAGGCGTTATGTATTTCCCATTCATCTTCGATAAGAAGGACAAGTTTGACCGCTACTCTGTAGCATTAGGTATTGACGGGGACCAGGTAAGAGCGGCCAAGAAGATTGGAATCAATGTTAAGAAAGACCCGGAAAAATATGACGGGATGACCTACGTTCACTTGAAAAGCAACTACAAACCAGACTTGTTCAACGCCGCTGGTGAAGAGTATGACGGCCCCACCATGCTTAGCAACGGCTCAAAGGCAGTTGTTAAGCTTACGCAGCGACCATATAACAACAAGTTCGGTCAAGGAATGACAACCTTTATGAACGCTGTGAAGATCACTGACCCTATTAAATACGAACCAGAGGGGGGAGGCTCTAACAAGTCATTCGATGAGAAGGGGTCTGATCCGTTCGTTGATGGTGATGAGATACCTTTTTAAATGCCAGCTCCCCTGTATGGACATTGGGATGTTACCCTGGTAGGCAGATTCGATCCCGAAGAACATCTAGGATTTGTCTACCAGATCACCCATGTAAAAAGCGGCAAGAGTTATATAGGATGCAAACACCTTTGGAAGTTCAGAAAGCGAAAGAAAGTTAAGGCAAGCGAGTGGAGGTATTACTGCTCAAGCTCCAACTATCTTAAACCAGACATACAGAAGCACGGTAAGAAAGCGTTCAAGTTTGAAATACTAATGCTGTGTCGTAACAAACGAGACCTGTATTATAACGAGGCAAAGCTACAAATGCAGCTAGGTGTTCTGGAAAGTGAGGACTACTACAACGCCAATGTAGGTGGTAAAAGATTCTTCAGGCCGGTTACTAGTTGTTGGGATGAAAAGCTTAAGGACAAGATTAGAGGTATTAATAACTCCTCCTACAGGGGAGCCTTTTTTGTATATTTTAAAGACGGCACTATTGAAAAAATAGAAGACAAGACTTTTACTGGTTATTGTAAAGATAATGATTTAGATCATAGAAGATTATACGAATTAAAGAACAAGGGTAAGTTAAGGAATGGATCTAAGGTTTATAAGGGGATAGTTAAACTGGAGTATGAAAATGACAGACAGTAAAAAAATAGATACGCTTGTTGACGACATATATAATCTGATGGAGGTTGGCACAAAGAGCCCTAATCAAGAAGCACTTCTGGGCCTTGGCGTTAGCATTATGGACTCAATCCGTAAGCAGCTATGGGTAAGTGCTAATGACCGTAAGGGTGGGTCTTTACGCATGTCTAACATAGGAAAGCCGTGCACCAGGGCTCTATGGTATGATATAAACGGGGACGATCAGGTTGAAACTCTCCGGCCAGAGACCAAGATTAAGTTTATGATGGGTGATATTGTAGAGGCATTGGTGCTGTATCTTGCAAAGGAATCTGGACACGAAGTTAAGGAGCAGCAAGCACAGGTAGAGATAGACGGAATTAAGGGCCACCTAGATGCGGTAATAGATGGCGAGCTTGTAGATGTTAAGTCGTCCAGTTCATATGGTATGAAGAAGTTCAAGAACGGAACACTACCAGATGACGATCCCTTTGGATACATAGACCAGATAAGCGGGTATGGTAACGCACTGGGCAAAACACAGGGAACTTTCCTAGCTTTTGATAAGAGCACTGGAGAACTGGCAACCTATACTCATAAGAGCCTTTCCAATACAAGCGATCGGATTGAAAAGGTTAAGCGAGATACAAGCATGGAGTCCCCTCCAGATCGCAGATTTGATCCAGTTAATGATAGACAGACTGGTGGCAAGAAGCTTAATATAAACTGCTCATACTGCTCTCATAAGAAGACTTGTTGGGCAGACCCTGGGATTGACATGAAGGTCAGGTCTGGACGACCTGTATTCTTGGTCAAGGGCATGGAGGGGGATAAGTCCAATGCCAAGTCTTTCTGAGGAACAGCTAGTCGATATTTCCTTGGCCTATAGCAACGACGAGATACTAGAGATACTTGGCATTGAGCCTATTGATTTGGTATACATCTTAAAGGGCGACATAGAAGACAACCTTTTAAAATTTAATCTCAGACCCGTGGACTGTGACAGCTATGACGTTTAAAAGCAACGAAAACCCAATGTTCCGATCAAAGTTTAGCGAGGACATATTCAAACAGAAGTATGCTCACCAAGGTTGCTACACTTGGGCAGACTTGGCAAAGACATTGGTAGAGGATGTATGCAAAGGCATCTTACCAGATGACGAAGTGTCTGAGCTGATACATATTATTACAGAGCTTAAGTTCATTCCAGGCGGTCGCTATCTTTACTATGCAGGCAGGCCAAATAAGTTTTTCAATAACTGCTTCCTGCTCAAGGCAGAGCATGATAGTAGAGAGGACTGGGCCGACCTTAGCTGGAAGTCAGAGTCATGCCTTATGACTGGGGGTGGTATTGGGATTGACTACTCCATATACAGACCTGAAGGATCAGGCCTTAAGTCAACCGGTGGACTTGCAAGCGGGCCTATTCCTAAGATGCAGATGATTAACGAGATAGGACGCAGGGTTATGCAAGGGGGTAGCCGCAGGTCCGCTATCTATGCCAGCCTTAATTGGAAACACAGGGACGTTGACAAGTTCTTGGAATGTAAGAATTGGTATGATATGCCGGTTGGAAATACTGGTTTTAGTGTTGGCCAGATAAAGGAGCAGGATTTTAACTACACTGCTCCAATGGATATGACTAACATTAGCGTAAACTATGATACAGACTGGTTGCTAAATTATTGGGATACAGGAGACGTTGGAGATGTCTTTAGGACTAATATACGCCAAGCTCTTAAAACTGCGGAACCAGGGTTCAGCTTCAACTTTTTCGAGAAAGAAAACGACACGTTACGCAACGCCTGTACGGAAGTTACTAGCTCGGATGATAGCGATGTTTGCAATCTTGGCAGCATCAATTTGGGCAGGATCAATGATATATCTGAATTTTCAGACGTAGTAGACCTTGCCACTAAGTTCCTTATATGCGGGACTCAGAAGGCTAAACTACCATATGACAAGGTATACAAGATCAGGGAGAAAAACAGGCGGTTGGGTCTTGGATTAATGGGTATGCACGAGTGGTTGGTAAAGCGAGGAAGCAAGTATGAAGTTACAGATGAGCTACACAAATGGCTTACTGTTTACAAGGGACGCTCTGACGCTACCAGTATTAGCAGCTCTAATGCTCTTAGTCTTTCCCGTCCTGTGGCTAACAGAGCTATTGCTCCTACGGGCAGCATTGGGATTCTCGCGGGCACCTCTACTGGTGTGGAACCTATTTTTGCAGTTGCCTATAAGAGGAGATATCTTAAGGACAGCACTAGGTGGCATTACCAGTATGTTGTGGACAGTGCTGCCCAAGAGATAATAGACCTGTATGGAGTTAAGCCCGGAGATATTGAATCAGCATTGGACTTGGCCGGTGATTATGAGAGGCGCATGAAGTTCCAAGCAGACGTTCAAGACTATGTTGATATGTCCATCTCCAGCACTATTAACCTACCACAGTGGGGGAGTAAGCTTAACAATGAAGATACTGTTGATGAGTTTACTAATACTCTTGCCAGCTATGCTCACAGGTTGCGAGGTTTCACCGTGTACCCAGACGGATGCAGAGGAGGACAACCACTCAGCAGTGTGCCTTACAGTGAGGCTGTGACCAAGCTAGGGGAGGAGTTCGAGGAGGGCGTAGAGACACACGACATTTGTGACATTACTGGTCATGGTGGAAGCTGCGGGGTATAGACTATGTTGGATGTTTTCCATTGTGCATGTTCAGCAGCTTGTCCACATCTTTACGTAGGGAGCCAATCTCCGATATAATCTTGGCAGTTTCCCTGGCAGTCTTCTCCCGCTCCTTTGGGGACAGTATGTCGGATATTATTGATAATCTCTGGGCGTGATTCTGTGTTGATACATCCAGAGAATCCGATATTTTGTCTTGCGCCCTGATCCTAGACTCTATGTCCAGTATCTGGTCAATAACCACTTGAAGTTTCGTCTTGACCACCACGAACGCTGTTACAATACTTGCCAACATTCCCGCTAAAGTCAGGATCATTCGACCGTCTAGTTCCATGTCTAACTACCGGCCTGATTTACGGGTGTATATTTTTTTACACTTGCAGTTTTGGCACGAGCATTTCCCGCACTGACCAGGGGTGCAGTGACATTTCCTGTCGTTACAGGAGCAGTTAACGCAGTAGTTGTTATTACTTATCCTGTCCATTTTTACTACGCTTCCTTTTAATATCTAAGATAGTCTGGTATATACGGAGTGCCATCCATACAATAGTAGCTATACTGGCCACGGCTGGTAAAATCTCCACTACGCTACCCAAGGCTAAGACACCGGCTGCTACGTCTATGGGAGTTTTATTGTCCATTGGAGATACTCAATAAAGCATCTCGTAGAGCATGGAAATCATTTTCAATGATCCCCCTTCTTTTACTTCCTTCTTTCTGAGCACCCCTATATTCGTCATTATCTATAAACTCTTTTGCTGCTTCTTTAAACTTACCCTTATTTATTAACTTTCTAGTTTCAGTACTTTGACCTAAACTACCTCTAAACCAAGAATACATTAAAGGAACTTGAACACGTAAAGGAAAATTATCAAAGTTAGGTATGTGTTTTTTTATTTCTGCTAGTCGTATAGCAGTATCTTCCTGTAAAAACCTATCAGCTTGTTCTTTAGTAATTTCCATACCTTCTTTTACACCGGACGTATGCCCGTGACCGACGGTCCAACTATCTCTACTATCAGTTGGTTTTCTTGCTTCGAGTATTGGAGGACCTTCTTTAGCCTTTATGTATTCTTTAAACACGTCCATCCTGTCCCTTTGATCACTAGCAGCTAGTAGCCCACTTGGCCTAGCAGGGGTGGGCAGCGGTACTCCCAATAAACCACGATTATTCCGAGCCATTTCAATTCCCTTTGCAACACCGTGAGCCATGGGCATGTTAAAAATCCCTGTTAGTAAAATTATTAAGAAAAAACGTATTATGATACACGTCCACAATTCAAATATCGCCCTAGTCTTTTTGTTAGCGTTCGCCTTGACCAAATGAACCCGGCATGCCTCGGTTGACACTTACTCCTGGCGGAGCCACTCCGATACCCGCAGGCATTGACGGG